CCTTGGGGATTTCGTTCCAGCGGGGAATGCCAGTCACTTGTTCATCTCCACTTGCTCAATGGTGTACGTGGTCTCAAGGAGGCCATACTCACGGCGCTCCTTCTGCGTGGCGATGAGGGTGACAGTCCAGCCGCCATCCTCCTGCTCCACGCCGTTCTCCTTGGCGACATCGGCAACCCAGTCCAGTGCGCCCTGAAGGCGCACGAACCCAGTGACGATGAAGGACTCAGTCCACTCGTCAGCATTGGGGTTCTTGCCTGCGTAGAACTTGTCGGCGAGGATCATGTACGCGTCGAAGGTCTCGTCATTCATTGTCTTCGTCCTCATCGTTGTCGATGTCTTCGTGCCACTGGTCGACTTCGTCGAGCCAGTCCTTCTCGCGAACCTTCTTACCATTGACTGGCTTCAGTTCGCCAGACTTCTCACGCCACGACTTGCTCATGCCCTGATCCTGCCCTTGAGGTAAGCAGCTCCATGCTGTACAAGCATGGAGTTTACATCCTCACCGGATGGCATGGGAACCCTGATTGCGCCAGTCTCCCTGACTAGAACGGTGCCGAACTTCTGCCCTGCATCGTCTCCGTCCTCAAGGACGTAGACGCGAACGAAGTCTTCGAAGATGGCAGACCAGTGATCCTGCCACTTCTCAGCTCCACTGATCCCAACGCAGGGAATGCCTGCGATGTTGGCACTGAGGGCATCAAGCTCTCCCTCAGCCACTGCGATCCAGTCTCCCGCTCGTGCGATCGACTGGACTGAGTAGAGGTTGGCCGACAGGCCAGCCCAGAGCATGTACTTACTGTGGCCTTCGTTGCTGCACTTGTGATCCTTCAGGCAGCGGAAGGTCATGTTCACTGGACCGGAGTCGGTCAGGTAAGGGATTGCCAGTCGCCCTTCGAGGTACTCGTGACCCGGGAGCGGGTCACGTACTACGCCAAGTGCGACGGAACGCGCGACTTCCGGACCGATTCCCCGACCCTGAAGATAGTCTTCCGCTTCGCCTAGATGCTGGCTGTACTGGAGCGTCGCTCTCTCCAGTGATTTCCTTTGCACGCTTGAGAGCGGGGCCATAGGTGATTCCTTCATGCTTCATGATGCACTGCACCGCGTTACCGCTGACATCGCAAGCGTGGCACTTGAACACCTTGATGTATCCGTTCACGCTGGCTGAGGGGTTACGCTCCCCGTGGAACGGGCAGCGGTACTTGCGCCATCGACCGTCAGTCTCGTCCACTTCATCGCCACCGTAGTGCTGAAGGATGGGGCCGATCTCGAAGATCGGCCACACCTTCTCTTCGGCGTCCCTGTCACGGGACCGCATGGACTACCGTGCCCACCAGAGCTTGCGACGCTTGGCATCATCCCACAGGGTCTGGCTCAGGCTGTGGAACGTGGCGATCTCCTCCGCATCCCAGCCCATCTCGCCATCGGTGTAGTGGCGAAGCTTGTCCTCCACCTCCACGAAGATGTCGTACAGGACACTGATCTCGTTGTCGGTCAGCGACTCCATGTCACTTCTCCATCTGGTCGTGAATCTCCTGGGCCACCACACGCATGATCTCAGTCATCTCCTGCTCGTCGGGCTCGTGCCCGACAGACTGAGCATACGCGTCGATCGTGTCGTTGAACAGCTCTGTCGGGTCATCCTTCGGCATCGACTGCCTCCTGTAGCTTCTTGATGAGTTGCTTGGTGAAGTTCACGTCCGCCTCAAGGGCGTCCAGGTTGGTGATGAAGTCGATGATCTGCTCACCACTGGCCGAGTAGGAGACCTGTTCAGCCAGATCCTCCAGGTCGATCCCGATGCAAATGCTGATGTCCATCAGTACCCCGCTTCTCGAAGCAGCTTGATCATTGTGTCTACTTCCACCAGGGCGACCCACTTGCCGATGGACTGCTCACCCTGACCGTTGAGCCGGAGGACGACCACACCAATGTCGTCCACGTTCTTGCCCTCGTTGACCTGCTTGAGAGCGGCGGCAGGCTGGAAGCCTGTCCGCGCCTTGAGTTCCCAGTGGATTCCAGGCGTACCAAGTACGTCAGAACCGGGACGGCCTGCCCCTGTAGGTTCAGCATAAGGGAACGTCGGCCGAATGTAATCAGCGAACACCTTCTGCGTCCTGTATCCACGATGCTTCCTGCTTTGACTAGTCATGGACGATTGTCTCCAGGTAGGCCAGATCATCCTTGAGATGACGTCCGTCGATGTCGCTGTACTGATCGTAGTGAGACTTCATGGCCCAGACGATAAGGCCAAGCTCGGCGGTCGTCAAGGTGAGCGTGACCACCTTCTCGACGACGGGCTCAGGGATTCGCTCTGCTACCTCATACTTCATCTTCGTCGTCACTCCACTCGTAGTACGCGTCGAAGTACTCACCGCACAGGGAACACAGGAGTGTGGGGAAGTAGTTGTTCTGGACATTCTCGTCACATTCTTCGCAACGGCAGATGTCGAAGAACAGGTGACCGTCCTCGCACTCTGCCCCACCAAGGACGGCCCTGCAACGGTAGATGTTAATGGCGAAGCGTGCGCTCGCCTGACCGAAACCGAATGCGTCCATCAGTTCCTCTGCCATCCCGTGCCCTGGCACGTGGGGCACGTCTCGGTGACGATCACGTTGAAGATCTGGTTCTTGTCCATGCCGGGTGCGTTGCCAGCCTTTACGTCCAGCCTGGTTCCGTTACCGGAGCAGTCGATGCAGATGAGCTGCTGACCGTCACCCTTGCCCTCATAGTCAACCACGATGATTCCTCAGTGTTTCAGGCAGGGACACGGATCCCCGCAGATGGGACAGTTCATGACTACTCCTCGAAGTAGACAGGATTGATCTTCATGTCTTCGGGAACGCGAGGCCCATCCCTGAAGGCGATCTCAGTCGTGTCCTCTACGATCTCACTGATCTGGCAGACCTCAGGGTCTGCCTTCATCCGGAAGAACTTGTTCGCCATGGCGTCACCCGGACCGAAACGGTTCTTGACACAGGCGACATCGAGCGTACCAGCGTGACCGTCACCCCATAGGGTGAGAACCAAGACGGGGAGCTGACTTGCTTTACCCATGATGGCTGCTCGCGGGGGTGGAGTGCCACCCTTCGCCGATTCACTTGTATGGTGAACGATAGTGATTGCAGTCTGCTGATCACGTGCCATCACCTTCAGCTCTGCCATGAGAGCCCAGTAGTTTTGTTCACCAGCACCCTCGTAGTCGACATCCATCAGGATGTCGATGATGGTGTGGTGAGGATAGGTTCCGCGTACCTCGCGGAACGCTTCGGCCTCCCTGTCCATATGGTCCAGCGTAGGTGCTGCATGGAAGGACCACTTGACGTGCTCGAACTCCTTGAGCACAGCCTCAGCCAGGTGAGGAGTCTTGAGTACCATCTGCTCTGCCTCATCAGCCTTCATGCCCGACCGCATCGAGAGTACACGAGCGGCCATGGTGAAGTCGTCGGAGTCAGAGGAGTGGTACAGGGTGGGAACGTCAGACCCCATCTGGTTGACGATGTTCATCATGAGCATCGTCTTCATGGAGCCGGGAGGCCCAGCGATCAGGTGAAGACTGGACCTACGGAACGTGATCTTCTTCGTGCCAAAGATGGAGAACGGCGAGGGAAGAGGTTCCCCCGCCGACAGTCCACGCTTGACACTGCGGTGCAGTGTCTTCACTACTAACCCTTCGGGGCAGCGATCTTGACTTCCCAGCCGTACATCTTGCCGACGTTCGCAGTCCGCTTCATGCGGACGGCATTACCGATGGTGAGATCAGTCTTCTCCATGGCTGCCTCAAGGGCTTCCTGCTTGATCTTGTTGTTGAAGTACAGGGTGGTGCGCTCACCTGTGGCCAGGTTCACACCCTCAACGACGATCTGCATCATCTCGAAGTGGTCACGGCCGTCAGTCAGCTCGGACCCCTTCTTGGGCTTCCATCCAGCCGGAGTCTTCTCCATGTACATCGGCTCCCAGGAGCCGCCAACTTCCTTCTGCTGCTCACGGACGGGCTCCTTGTCCAGGAGGACATCCACGAAGTCACCAACGGAGTCGAACTTGGGGGGAGCGGGGCGACGCTCCCCGTCGAAGGACTTCTTCTTGAAGAGGTCTGCTGCGCTAGCCATGCTGGTTTCTCCTTGGGTTTCTTAGTCTTCGAAGTCGAACACTGACGGTGCAGCCCACGGCTTCGGAGCCTCGCTTACGGGCTCATCGTAGACCTCTTCAGAGATCTTCGTTGCTCCCAGTTCTTCAGTGATGAGCTTCTCAGCGTCGGCCTCTGGAAGGTCGACAGTCTCAACCTCTCGCATCGGAGTGCGAGCCAGGTTGGTGCGAGAAGTCTCGTTGCTGGGCAGATCGATGACCTGTTGAGGCTGAGCATCGTCGGCCTTGATGAGATGCTCAAGGCCCTGGATCTCACCCTCCCAGTAGCGCCTGACAGCAGACATGTAGTCCATGCCGAGCTGGGTGTAGTTCACGGAGGCAAGCTCTTCAGCCGTGCCATCCACATTCACGTAGCCGTACTGCACGCTCTTCGACGGCAGTCGGTACTCAATCTTCATCGTCGCTCTCTTCGCACTCGGAGCAGATCTCTTCTTCTTGGTCTACCTCTACACCACAGTACTCGCAGATGGCTTCAGCGTACTTGTGATTCCAGTATTCTCGGTCTTCTCGGCCTTCGTCAGACATGCTTCCAACTCCTGAGGGTGCCAATGGAGTAGACGTTCTGCCTGCTGATTCCGTAAGCCTTGGCGATGTCGATCGTACGCATGGAACCAGTGCGATACAAGTCCCGGACTTCGAGAACTTCTTGATCCGTGAGCAGGGCGGTCGGGTGCAACTCGCCCTTACGGCTACGCCCTCTTGTCACCATGTCGCGAGAGTTGTCCGCTCGGGATCCCTCTTCTAGGTGGAGGGGGTTGTAGCACAGTCGGTTGTCGCACTTGTGTCGAACAACCCCAGAGGGCTTGCGTCCATTGTGTTGCTCGAACGCCAGGCGGTGAACGTATTGAGTCTTGCCGTCAACTCGCCTACATCCGTACCCATTCCGGAGTGCACCACTCCACTCGATGCACTCGTCGTCCTCGCGGCTACCCATCAGAGAGCTTCCTCCTAGGTCCGTCAGGAGAATTGAGCGCGGCGGAAAGCGCTTCAGATTCCTCGCGGGAAGGCGGGCGCTTGACCTCTTCGATGAACTGTTCCGCATCTTCATCGTCCTCGCGGCTACCCATCAACGTCCTGCCCCATTGGGTGCAGGATCTCCACGTGGGCACCGGTCTCAGTGTTGACGATGACCAGATCCTTCAACTTGGGATTGAAGGTACAGGTGCGAAGCTGGAACTCCATGCCACTGCCCGCCTCGAAGTCGTACATGGCGTCAGCGATCTCCCTCGCCACCTTGAAGTGCTCCCTAGAAGGGGATGCCGTCCTCTGCTGATCGGTCATAGTACTTGGTCCTCTGGTTCGGGCCTGCCTTGTCGAGGCAGTTCTCCTGATGGAAGCAGAACTTGCAGCCAAACTTCACGTCGGCCTTGTACCTCTTGCGCTGCATGAGCTTGTAGACCTTCTCGTACTCATCCCCCACAAGGAGAGGGCTGACGTTGGAGAGATCTATCTTCCTTGCCTCGCTCGCCTTGGGGGCGAGCATGGCCCACACTCCAGTGCCGTAACCTTGATAGGTGAAGTTACTCTTCAGTAGAGCAGCGTACGTCTCCAACTGGAAGTTGTTCTTGGGCTTGGATGCCCCAGTCTTCCAGTCAAGGATCACTGGACCGTGCTTCTTGTGCTCGCCGAGGATGTCGATGTAAGCCTTGACCGGAACCGAAAGCCCTGGAAGCTCCCCTGTGGCGTCAAACTCCACATGATGTACCTCCAGGTCACTCAGCCATCCCAAGGCCCTCTCGTGGCAATCCTTGGCCAACTGAAGGGCCTTGCCTCGGGTGACTGGATCGGAAGTAGAGCCACCAGCCAGCCACTCGTCTACGTTGGGCTCGATCTTGCGCTGTTCCTTGATCAGACCGTAAAAGATCTGTTCCAGATCGTAGCTCTCGCCCTTGATGTGAGCCTCCACCGTACGGTGAACCGTTGTACCCACGGGCAAGTACCAGGTCTGTTTCTGTGGTGCGTCAGTCTTGTACTGCAAGTACCATTGACGCGGACACGTAACGTAGCTGTTCCACTGGGAGTACGAGATGTAATCCACAGCTCTCCGATCTTGAGTGGCCTACAGTTGCGGGAGGTCTTTAACCGCTACCCCGAGTAACACTATCCCTGGCCAGTGGGCGGTACGGAGAAGTAGCACCCCCTGGCGTGGGGATACCTGATCGCAATGCCAGGCGAGCCAAGGCTTTGACCTCTCGGCTCTTCGTTCTCCGTCTGCAAGTAAGACTCTACCGGATGAGTCAGGCTC